TGTGGTGAGAAAATTGTTGGTGAAAATGCTGGGTTAGTTGAGAAGTCATCATCAGCAGCTGTAAGCATTTTAGATGCTTTTGCTTCTGCATGTAATACCCACTCGTTAGAATCTTGATTACCTAACTTTGCTTTGATTGAATGCTCTAAGTACTGAGCTTGTGTCTTAATTGGTGAGCGAGGCTCTGTATAGAATGATGCACTTATTGTTGGGCGTGCAGCCTCTACTGGAGCAACCTCTACCACTGGTACTGCTGTTGGCTCGGTGGTGTTGTCCACTTGTGCCTCACTTTCCGTAGTTGGTTGGATTGTTGCATCCGCTTCGCCTTCGCTAGCGGCAACTTTAGTTACTTGCGCTTCTGTAAATGCTGGTGATTCCACAAGGCTTACTTCTTTTAATTGTGCCTTGGTTACATAGATATAATCTTTTTTCTGTGATGATTTAATTACTTCTACACCTACAGACATACCTGAGATTAGATCTTCTGCTGCTAGTACTAGCGCATCTGATCCTTGCATGCTTGCGCTAATCTTAAAGCTAGCGTAGATGCCATCTTCTGCTTTATTAAACTTTTGCATGCGGCCTATTGGCTTATCTGCTTTGTGTTGCATCAGCATCTTGATCTTGCCAGGGTCGCCTATATCTATGGAATCTCTAGCAAACATAACAGGGCCAACACTCGTATTGCCTATTGCTTCATACGGCACTATCTTGCCGGCAATTATTCTGCGCTCTGTATCTGCGCTCTCTACAGCACTACTGAATGTAAGTAGCATTATCTTCACTTCCTTCTGGTGTCATGTTTTCCATTTCTTTAGCTTCCTCTATAGTTATTAAACCTAGAGATAACATTTTTTCTAACGCTTCTAGTCGCTTCATTGTGTCTGCACGTAAGAATGATTCTTCAATAGCAAATTTAACTACATGACCACGAGCTGTAATATCATCCATGCTTAGACGATCCTCTATTGCACAAATGTAAGGCTGCAAAGAATACGAGACAAACTCACGTCGGTTGTCAACAGAATTCTGATAGGTGTAACTGCCGTTCATGTCGGCTGAGATATAGATTGCTGGTACGTTCATGGCACGTGCAATTTGTGTAGCGAGATATTGCGATGCTTCGTTATACATCATATCTTTAGGACTAAATCCGACTGGCTCATAAGATAATGTGCTAGTTAGATACGCTGTGCTTCTATTTTGACGTGCAGATTTCCATGCAGCTAGTAATCCTTGTACTTGTGCTTCTGGCATATCTGCGCCGGTATTTTTTAAGAATCCTGTAGCCATAGGTGTTGCAGCAGATACAGCTGCAGCCTTTTCTAAATCTAATGCAGCTTGTATTGTGCGGCCTGACGTTTGTAATACGCCTTGTGTTAATCCTTGGAATGTAATAAGTGAACCAACACCGACCATAGGTACTTTTTGCTGATCAACCATGTAATATAAAATCTGTTGACCTAGTGCATCAGTTTGTGCAGTTACTCTAGTGTTTGCTACCCACTCAAATCGTGCAGGGCGTAAATCATCGGCATACACTTCTGTAATACGCCAGTATGCGCTGCCGTAGAAGATAAGTGAATCACAGGTGGCGGATATCGTAACGGATCGTGGCTGTCTAATATCTGGTTGCTCTACCCATAATGGTGATGCTAATTCTTCGCCTGTAGATTTTTTATATAATTTAAGTGGAAGATAGCCGACTACGCCTTTTATTAAATTAGCGCACCTGTTGACCGCTGGCACTTGACAAGCTAATGCGCGATCTATAGGGCCATAACCAAATGGTGTACCTATGCTGTTAAATCCGTAAGAATCTAACATAACGGCAGGGGCGTATTGCGCTTGGACTGTTTTATTAGTTTTAGTTATACCCAAAGCAGACAATAGACCCATATATATACTTTATACCATAAAAGGGATATATGGTGCAAGTTACGCAAATATCTGCGCGGTTTGTTGTGGGCGTGTCAACTGGCTTACGACCATAGCCAAAGATATTGCGGCTGTAACATCGCCAGCTGATTTTCTGCGTATTATGCGCCAGCCTGCATCATTAGTTTTAGCAGCACAGTTATTAAGGTGTTGTACTAGATCTTTCTGACCACTATGCACCATTCTGCCATTAGCCATAGCATCGGATAGATCCGAGCATGCCTGGTAAAACGCCTGACCAGATACATCTTGCAAGCGCCATCCGCTTTGCTCTAATCGAGTGGCTATTGATTGCGTGGCGTACTTGTCAAAGCAGATAATGTATGGATGATACTTACGTGCCCACTCGTTTATATCACTTGCCATCTTAACTTCATCTATTGCAATATCACTATGCCACAGTTGTGCAAGTCCGACAGCTATCTTGCCGTCTTTCATCTGACCCATAATTAACGCACCCGATCTTCTTGTCGGTGCAATATCAAAGGCCATTATAGTCATTGGCCCGACAGGGATCTCTAACGTACTGTCGCTGCATGCTTCTATACTTCCATAAACCCAAGGGCTGACTGCGCTGTCTACCCACTGGCATAACATCTCTGTGCGTGTAGCATCTATAGTGTTTGTGTTTACAGATTCTTCTAGTGTCTGCTCTGTAATTAAATGCCCTAATGCTGGGTTAGCCATAGCCCACGCTTTGCGATCATGTATCTTGCAGTGCTGTGGTGCGCTATATTCGTAATAACCTAGATTCTCTGGCGGATAAGACTTGCAACGCTCTACTAAATCGTTCAATGTTGTACTAAACCCATCACCAGCATTACTTGTCATTAAAGTCATGCTGTTAGGCCTTGCTCTAGTTACTGGTAATGCAGCTGTGTAGGCTTCTGGTGTCCATTCACGTAACTCATCTATGTATAAGAAATCTGAAGTCTTACCACGTGGTGCATCTCTTGTAGCTGCTGCTATTTCATAACGTGCGCCATTATTTAAGCTAATAGATTCTTGACCGTTGGCTAAACGTATTGCTCTTACTTGATCTTTTAGAAATTGATTGTCTTCTATTGTGTAAGCAACCTGCCTAAATGTATCTAATGCCATATTACGGTTAGAAGACATACCCAGCAAGTTCTTAGATTCCCATAGGAATAAATGCGACAGTATTAGCATACGTGCCAGGTGCGTCTTGCCGTTTTGACGGGCGACTAATACTAAAGCTGTTTTCTTACGCCACATACCAACATCATCTACAGCTAGTAGATCATCTAAGACCCAGCGTTGCCAGGGTATAAGCGGCATGCCAATTTTTACAGCTAAATCTGCAACTTCTTGTGATTTAGATAAACCTTTTAATAAAGGCGTGTGGATTCTAGGCTCAGTGCTGCCAATTAGCCCGATCCCTCGTAAGGGTTGTTTTACTTCCGTATCATTCTGCATCAAAGTTAAGCGTATCAGGTTTAATAAATGGTGAGTCTGGCACTGTTCGCACCGTCTCAGGGAGAGAACGTTGTGAAAAGACAGGGGGGGTCGCCTTGTGGCTAAAAAAACGGCCACCCTTAGAGCTGTTACATGACTTGCATAATACTTGTAAGTTATCGCTAGCCCACATGTCGCCACCTTTTACACGTGGAATGATGTGATCTACTGTGTCACCTGGCTTACCACACTGCACACACTGCCAACCATCTCGGTCAAGTATGGTAATGCGTAGCTTCTTCCACTTACCTGTGCTTATTGCTTTCCTACTCAATACCAACCCTTAATCTTATGATGTGCTAATGCATTACAAGGATTAGAGTAACGCTTCTCTATGTATTTAAGTTGCCAATCTATCTGTTTATATCCATCTACTCTTGCTAAGTATTTAGATCTACCTTGTGGTATACCGTAATGACTACCATTCTTAGCCTTAGGATTCCATCTTGATTCTTTGTAGTTTAATTCATCTAAGCAGTAAAACTGATCTATATCATTAAGCTGTATAAATGCCCATTGTCTGTAATGATTTGTAGTATCAGCAACGGAATAATCTTTTACAAAGACAAAGTTAAAGGTAATTAACAATAGAGTCAGCCAAACTCTGCACCTTCCGAGTC